GCTATTGATGGCTTTACAAGTTCTATGATGGCTAGTGGTTCTGCTAGAGCTAGAGCATATAACATCTTAATGGAAGAGACTGGAGGTGCCTTTAGCCAAGGTGCATTTGATAAACTACAAAAGAGGTTATATAGTCAAGCATTTGACCACACTGGTTTGCTTACAGATAAAGCAGCTAAACATGCTTCACAAGAGATAGCACTTAACTTAGATAATAAAGTAGCTAGTGATCTTAATAACTTCTTAGAGAGATTTCCAGTTGCTAGACCTTTATTCTTATTTCCAAGAACAGGTCTAAACGCATTAAATATGACATGGACTTTTACTCCGGGTAGTGGTTTATTACCATTACAGACAAAAGTTCGTAAGGTATTTACAGCAAAAAATGCTCAAGAAATTTCTGAAGTATTAATGGATCACGGTCTTGAAAATACTGATGAAGCCTTTGCAGCACTTAAATCTGAATACGTTGGCCGTCAGTTGATGGGTGGTGCAGTGGTTACAGGTGCTGGTATATGGGCATTAAACGGTAACTTAACTGGTAATGGACCTGCTAATGCTGGTGAAAGGAAACGTATGATGACTATGGGTTGGCAACCTAACTCTATTAAAAATCCAATCACAGGTAAATGGCATAGTTATAAAGGATTTGAACCATTTGATACATTACTTGGTTTAGTTGGAGATGCAGTATACTTCTCTAACCGTGTAGATGATTCTATTACTGAGCAAACATTCCAAAAACTAGCGTTCTCTATTAGTATGAACGTATCTAACAAGACATTCCTTAGTGGATTTGAACCGTTAGTGTCTATGTTCTCTGGTGATGAAGGTGCTTTTAATAGACTAATTGTTAACCAAGCTGATGCTTTGATACCATTTGCTCCATCTGGTACTAGGAGTGTATTGAATAATATGATAGCTCCACAGTTAAAAGATGTAGAAAATGACTGGGGATCATTAATGGCTAATAAATGGAAGTTTATGGGTCCAAATAGTTTAGTAGATCAAGTTGATATATACACAGGTAAACCAATAAGATTCCAAGAACCTCTTACAGCTGCAACCAATGCGTTTATGCCATTCTTTAAAACGAATGCTGACATGGAACCATGGAGACAGTGGTTGTTAAGTACTGGTTGGGACTCTGTAGGAAGTATGAAAATAAATCCTATCAGTAAACAACCTATGACCCCTAAAGAAAGACAGTGGGTTAACAACTGGATAGCTAAGAACATGAACCTAGCTGGACAGATTGAAGGTATGATGAACCATCCTAGTGGGTTCTGGACAAATAAGATGAAGGAATATAAGAAGGCTAGAGGTATGCAAAAGCAAAGAGATTTTGGCCTGAAAAATTTGGTGGTACATGAGGAGTTAAATCGTATTCATAGGAATGCTATGAAGTACGCTTGTTCTGCAATGGAAAGATACTTTGAACAGTATTCAGCTGTTGGTCTACAGAACACTAGAGTCAAGAACTCCTTAAGACAAGGTAATATTCCACAAGCTTTGAAAGCAAGTAAAACAAAACAGGAATTACAAAGTTTAATCGAATTCTAAAATGACCGTAACAATTGAAAATTTATATACGGGTAACGGTTCCACCACCGATTACTCGTTCACATTCCCATATTTAGACACAACTGACATCAAGGCAAGTCTTGGTGGAGTTGCTACAACTGCATATTCGTTGCTAAATGCAACAACGGTTAGATTTACAAGTGCTCCCGGTAATAGTGTAGCAATTAAAATCTATCGAGAGACAGCTTATACCAACCCTAAAGCTACATTTTACCCCGGTTCAGCTATAAGAGCTGGAGACTTAAACGATAACACATTACAAAACTTATATGTAGCCCAAGAGGCTAATGCTGAAGTTTTAAACTCTTGGAAAAAAGGTGATCCTACTATCCAAAGTGGTGAAACATGGGCATCTAATAACACACAAATAGCTACTACTGGTGGTATTGATGGTCGTATAGATGCTAAAGTAGACACTGCTATGGAAAGCGATGTCTTAGCTGGTACTGATTTAGCTAAGACTGCATCTGGTG